AGAATACATTATGTTGAAATTTGATACCCTGTCTCGTGCCCAGAAGCGTTTTGTGATTGCTGTCATTGAGCATAGCCCACAATACAAAACTGATCCTACCATCACGCTGAAAGAATGCGCTGCGATTTATTACGAATTGCGTGACCAGCGAGAAGGTAAGAAGGGTGAAAAGATTGGTTACCCTAACTGGTTGTTCGCTAAGAACAAGATCGCTCGAGGACAATACCAGTTGCCAATTCCCTCAGAAGCTGAACTCTCATCGTTCGCTCGAGACGAGACAATTCGTTCTAACCCTGTTAAAGCAGCAAAGGCTAAGGTTGCTTCCCTTGCTGCAAAGACCATCGTGACTGTAGATCCTGAAGAAAATCGTCTTCAGAAAATCATTGATGAGTCTTTGGAAGTCGAAGATTACGACTTCAACAATGACTTCAGCGACATCTGTCGTGAAGCTGGAATTGATGTAGGCGTGGATACTTCCAACTACTATTAATTCTGTTTAACCAGAGGGTGTTGAGCCATCCCACCCTCTGGATTTTTTTGTTATGATGGCATATCATGGAGATATTATATGAGTAAAACTGAATCGAAAACTGACAAGCTACTGACGGCATTTAAATCTGGTCGTATCCTTACGGCTAAACAAATTGCTAGCACGTATTCTCTAAAGAATCCGCATGAAGCAGTTCGTACACTACGTAACGCTGGCTTTGCGATCTACGGTAATGACGCTAAACTATCAGACGGTTCTGTCGTGACCAAGTATCGCTTGGGTCAACCATCACGTAAGATGGTCGCAGCAGCTGCAGCCCTCTTTGGTGCAGACGTCTTCTCTCGTTAATTAGAGAGAAATTGGTGAGAGGGGGAATTCTTTCCCCCTCCTCTTTTATCATTAGGAGAGTATATGACAATAGACTACAAATATAGTGAAGATTCTTTGATTAAGGAACTTCAAGAATATGTTGATTCAACTTATGGCGAACATTATTCGCAAAATAATATTCAGACAACTGAGTTTATTATCGATAGTGGTCACGGCATGGGTTTCTGTCTAGGAAATGTTATCAAGTATACTCAACGTTATGGTAAGAAAGAAGGGTTTAATCGTAAAGATCTATTGAAGGTCTTACATTATGCCTTGATCGCATTACATACACATGATCAAGATCATAACAAGTAGGAGTAATATATGATTGGAGTTGGTGATGGTGTTCCACAAACAAATTTTCTGTACCGTGTTCGCACAGATGGTAAAGATATCTGTTATGTGGACGAAACAAACGGTGGAGAAAATCCCTTTGAGTGGAAAGAACTCTCGACAGCAGATATCTTTTCTGGTAAACGTGTCGTAGTATTCTCACTTCCAGGCGCATTCACACCAACATGTTCGACTTTTCAGGTTCCTGGATTCGAACAAAATTATGACAAGATGAAATCCTTAGGTGTTGATGAGGTATACGTTATTTCTGTTAACGATACATTCGTTATGCGCCAGTGGATGATCCATCAAAAGGTTAAGAACATCAAGTTTATCCCTGATGGTTCTGGTAAGTTTACTGCTGGAATGGGTGCTTTGGTAGCAAAAGATAACTTGGGGTTCGGTGTTCGATCATGGCGTTATGCTATGGTGGTCAACGATGGAATTATTGAATATATGGGTGCAGAGGATGGAATTATGAACAATTGTGAGACAGATCCATATGTAAACTCTACCCCTGAAAAAGTTCTTGAATATCTTGAGAACGCTTGACATACAATGTAATATGATGTATAATACATCTACAAAATTGAAAAGGGTAAATTATGAAACTATCTAAAGAAACACTCGCTCTCTTTAAGAACTTTGCTGGAATCAACTCCAACATTCTTCTCAAAGAAGGTAATAAACTTTCAACCATCTCTGCACAAAAGAACATCATGGCTGATGCTACTGTCGGTGAATCATTCCCTGACTTTGGTATCTACGACTTGAATGAATTCCTTGGTGCGATGTCGCTGTTCGATGATCCTGAACTAACTTTCCAAGAGAAGTATGTTACGATTCAAGAAGGTTCAAACAGCATCAAGTACTTTGCAGCAGATCCTTCTGTCCTTACCGTTCCTCAAAAGTCGATCACATTCCCTGAGTCTGACATTGACTTTACGATGACTGCTTCTATGTTAGGTATGATTCATAAAACTGCTTCTGTCCTACGTGCATCAGATGTAGCAGTTGTTGGCGACGGTAGCG